GCTTCACAGGCAGATGTTGGATGTGCTTGGTATTCCCAACGCCGACAAGCTTGTGCCGATGCCAGATGATCAGAAGCCCAAAGATCCTATTACTGAGAATATGAATGTACTTAAAGGTACACCACTTAAAGCCTTTATCTATCAGGATCATCAGGCTCACATCACAACGCATATGACCTTCTTACAAGACCCAAGCATTATGCAGATTGTTGGGCAAAACCCGATGGCGCAGCAGATGCAAGCTGCGATGATGGCTCACGTTGCCGAGCACTTAGGGTTTAGATACAGACAAGAGATCGAAGATCGGATTGGATTGCCACTACCCGGACCTGATCAACAGATCTCTGAAGCTGAAGAACTTGCTATGGCTAAGTATGTAGCAGGAGCAGCCCAACAGATCTTGCAGATTCATCAATCTCAAGCTGCCCAACAAGAAGCTCAGGCTATGGCTCAAGATCCGTTGGTTCAGATGCAACAGCAAGAGCTTCAGATCAAAGGTTTGGAGCAGCAACGCAAGGCTGCTAAAGATCAAGCAGATGTCGCGCTTGCCCAAGGCCGACTACAGAACGAGCGTGAACGGATCGCTCTTGAGGCGCAGAAAGAGAACATTCGACTGCAAAGCCAAGACAAGCGTGACGACAAGAAGATCCAGGCTGACATCCTTAAATCTGTAATGAAACGAGGTGGTTAATGGCGCATGAACGGATGATGCTTGATCATTTATTTAACAAATTGGCCGAGCGAGAGAAAGAAACCGCAGCAGCAATGAGTGATGCTAGCTGTAAAGATTTTGCTGAATATAAGTATTTGTGCGGCGTCATCCAAGGTCTGCGCCGTGCAAGGATGGAAGTCCAAGACCTTGTGCAACGATATGAGGAATTTGAAAATGAATGAAGCAGCTCAAGCTGTGATTGATGACGTTCAACAGAAGGCTAAGCAATTACCAATTGTGAAGGGGTATAAGATCCTTTGCACTTTGCCCAATATTGAGAATAAGTTTGATAGTGGGATTGTTAAAGCTGACAGTACAGTTAAGTTTGAAGAGCTGCTAAGTAACGTGCTTTTTGTTGTAGCACTGGGTGATATGGCATATAACGACCCAAACCGTTTTCCAACTGGACCGTGGTGTAAACCGGGAGATTTCATTATTACTCGTGCAAACACAGGCACTCGCATCAAGATTCATGATCGAGAGTTTCGGATTATTAACGACGATTCCGTTGAAGCGGTGGTCGAAGACCCCCGTGGCATCCAACGTGCATGAGGTGATATATGGACAAGACTGAATTTAAGTTTCCTCACGAAGCAGAGGAAACCAAAGAGGCTAAAAAAGAAAGCGACATCGAGATTGAGATTATCGATGACACGCCAGAGCCTGATAAAGGACGCAAACCACTTGAAGAACCTGTCAGTGAAGCCACTGATGATGAGCTTTCTAAATACGATGAAGGTGTACAAAAGCGTATTAAGAAGTTATCTCATGGTTATCACGATGAGCGTCGAGCTAAAGAAGCTGCATTACGCGAGCGTGAAGAGGCTTTAAAGTTTGCTCAACAGATTGTCGAAGAGAACAAGGCACTTAAGAAAAACCTTGGTGACCACACAACACTTTTAGTTGGCACTGCTAAACAAAACGCTGAATATGCGCTGGCTCAAGCGAGGGCTAAATATAAAGCTGCATATGATGCAGGCGATGCCGATCAGATTGTTGAAGCCCAAGAAGAATTAACCCAAGCCAAACTTCGTTTGGATAAAGTTGAAAACTTCAAGGCACCCTCTTTACAGGAAACAGAAATTCCTGTAAATATGCAAACTGAATCCGCTCCAGAGAAAAAGTCGGACCCCAAAGCACTTGCGTGGCGTAAAGATAATCAGTGGTTTGGGAAAAATCGACTTATGACTGCCTTCACTCTGGGGCTGCATGAGCAATTGGTCGAAGAAGAAGGCATCGATCCAACTTCGGATGAGTATTACGAAAGGATCGATAAGACCGTACGGAGCAAGTTCCCCGAAAGCTTTCCTGATGAGCAGGCTAAGGCAGAGGAGAAACCGAAACGGACGAGCAGTAATGTTGTAGCACCAGCAAGTCGAAGCGTTGCCCCTACTAAAATCACGCTGACACAAACGCAGGTGGCGCTTGCTAAGAAGTTACGTATCCCTCTTGAAGCATATGCCCGGAAAGTGGCGGAAGGAATGACACAAAATGGCTGATTCTAAAACGATTGAAAATCGCGTAAACCGCGAACTTGATACCCGCACTAAAGCTGAGCGTCCTCGTAGCTGGGCACCACCTACGCTACTGCCTGACCCTACACCTGAGCCTGGGTATACCTATCGTTGGATTCGCGTAAGTACGATGGGTCAAGCTGATCCACGTAACGTGTCATCCAAACTTCGCGAAGGCTGGGAGCCTGTTCGCGCAGAAGACCATCCCGAAATTTCGATGTATCTAGATAACGATCTTGCTCGTTTCAAAGATAATGTCGTAGTGGGCGGGTTATTACTGTGCAAAACGCCAACAGAAATGGTCGATCAGCGGAATGCTTATTATCAAGCCCAAGCTGAAGCTCAGATCCGTTCTGTTGACAATCACTTCATGCGCGAGAATGATCCCCGTATGCCTCTGTTTTCAGAGCGCAAAACGACGGTTTCATTTGGACGCGGTAATCAACAATCGTAGGAGTAATTCCAAATGGCTTACCCGACTGTTTCAGCCCCATACGGGCTACGTCCGGTCAATTTGATCGGCGGTCAGGTTTTTGCCGGACAAACTCGCCTGCGTCGAATCGCTACTAGCTATTCGACGAATATTTTCTTTGGCGACCCCGTCAAAATCGTGGCTGATGGCACTATCGAACGTGCAACCAACGAATCTGATGCACCTAACGAAGGTTTTGCTGGTGTATTCATGGGTTGTACTTATGTCAGTGCAGCAACAAAACAACCCACTTTCTCGCAGTATTGGCCTGGAGTGTCAGTTGTTTCCGGCACCGTGATCCAAGCATATGTTGCTGATGATCCCGATCAACTCTTCCAAGTTGTCGGTTGTTCGTCTGGCACTACAGTTGATACCACCACTTCTGCTTTCCAGTACACCGCTATTGGTAGCAATGTGGCACTTATCAACAATGCTGGTGACACGATCTCCGGTGATTCCCGTCAAGCTGTTGGCACCACTACCGAAACCACAACGCAGACTCTGCCGTTGCGAATCATTGACGTAGTGCCTGATACAGCATTTACTATTAGTAGCACGATCTATTATCCTGAAATTATTGTTAAGTGGAATATGCCTAATTTTGGTGGCGGCAATACTCCGCAGGGTGGTCATGCTTACTACAACCCATTAGGCCACGCGGCGTAAGAAAGGGAGTAAGAAATGGCTATTTCACGCGCACAACTACTGAAAGAGTTGCTCCCCGGACTTAACGCATTGTTTGGTCTGGAGTATGCAAAATACGGCGAAGAGCACAAGGAAATCTACGAAACCGAGAGTTCCGAGCGTTCGTTCGAGGAAGAAACCAAGCTGTCAGGCTTTAGTGCCGCCCCAGTTAAAAACGAAGGCAGCGCGATTGCTTATGACAACGGGCAAGAAGCTTGGACCGCACGTTACACACACGAAACCATTGCACTTGGGTTCTCGATCACTGAAGAAGCGATTGAAGATAACCTGTACGACAGCTTGTCTGCTCGTTACACCAAGGCACTTGCTCGTGCGATGTACTACACCAAAGAAGTTAAAGGTGCTGCGGTTCTGAATAACGGGTTCTCTGCTGCTGTTACTTATGGTGACGGTCAGCCCCTGTTTTCTACTTCGCATCCCTTGGTTTCTGGTGGTGTTAACAGCAACCGTCCTGCTACCAACTCCGATTTGAATGAGACTTCTCTTGAGAATGCTGTTATTCAGATCGCTGCGTGGACTGACGAACGTGGGCTGTTGATCGCTGCTAAACCTCGTAAGTTGGTTGTTCCTCCAAGCCTCATGTTTACGGCAACCCGCTTGCTGCAAACCGAGCTTCGTGTGGCAACGGCTGACAACGACGTTAACGCATTGAAGATGATGGGTTCCATCCCAGAAGGTTTCACGGTTAATCACTATTTGACCGATACCAACGCATGGTTCCTGACTACAGATGTGCCTAACGGTCTGAAGCACTTTGTTCGCACCCCCATGCAAAACAGCATGGACGGGGACTTCGATACCGGCAACGTCCGTTATAAAGCCCGTGAGCGTTACAGCTTTGGTGTGTCTGATCCTCTTGGAATCTTCGGTTCACCCGGAGCCTAAGAAGGCGCAGGAAAAAGGGGGTTGCAAAACCCCCTTTTTTATTTATACTAGAAGCATTCCGGGGTTAGCCTCGGTGTATTAGACAGTCCCGGCTGACGACATGCAGACTAATACGCCGACATCGCATGTGAGGATATTATGGGTTTGACCACATTTTCTGGCCCCGTTAGATCTAATGGTGGCTTTATTGGCCCAAGCTTGAATGGTGGTTTCAACTTCACGGGTAATTATTACTTTGTTAACCCGCTGACAGGCTCTAACGGTTACACCGGAACGACACCTGCTCAAGCTTTTCAAACACTTGCGTATGCACTTTCTGTTTGCACAGAAGGTAACAACGATGTTGTGTATTTGATTAGTGAAGTAGAAGACGGTGTTACCACTTCGGCTACGCTGACTTCCAATCTTGATTGGAACAAAGATTCTACGCACTTGATTGGTATCTGCGCCCCAACCGTAATCGGCCAACGCGCACGTATTGCTGCTTCTGGTACTTCGTTTACCCCCCTTATGACGGTATCTGCAAGTAATTGCTATATCTCTAATATTTCAATCTGGGGCGGGTTTGGTACGGGTGGCGCATCCAATATCACACTTAGTGTGACAGGCGACCGTAATGCGTTTGATAACGTAAATGTTCAAGGTTTGGCTGATGCAGCTTCTGCTGGTGGTACTGGCGCACGGGTTATGACGCTTACTGGCGCTGGTGAAAACACCTTTGTTGGTTGTACGTTTGGCACAGATACGGTTGCTCGCACGGCTGCTAACTACACCATTGAACTTGCTAGTGGTTCAGTGCGTAACGTGTTTGAAAGCTGTTTGTTCCCCTCTTGGGCAACAGGCTCCGGTGCTAACGGTGCTGTGATTTATGCAGCGGCAGCAGGTGCAGTGGATCGTTTCCAGTTGTTTAATAACTGCGTCTTTATCAATGCTGTTCAGTCTACTGGCGTAGCAATTACTGATCTCGTGTCTCTGCCTGCTTCGGCTGGCGGTATGATCGTACTCAATAACTGTACGACTGTAGGCTTCACGGGTCTTGGTACTGCAAACGCTGTTGGTCAAACCTACATTGATATGCCTGCTCCAAGTGCTTCTGCCGGTGGTTTGGCAGTGACGCCTAGTGCCTAATTGGATGGGGGCGTAAGCCCCCTTTAGCTTTGGAGTGAGGACATGGCGATGCAATATGATGTATGGTCGGTCAAGATTAGGTCGAGCACTAACTTCTACGTAACTTCGGTTACGCCTTCGGGTGCCGGTGCTTTAACGCTTGCCAATACAACGCCTGGGATCAATGGTTATGGGTACAAAGTAGCCATAGCTGGTACAGGTAATGAGACAGGTAAAAACTTTGTTATTACTGGCACAACGGTCGGTGGGGTTGTCGTTTCTGAAACAATTGCTGGCCCCAACAATAATACGGTCTACACCACCAACTATTTTTCTTCAGTCTCAAGCATCACGGTAAGTGCTGCTACGGCTGCTGCAATTACAGTTGGATACGGCGGTAACTTAGCACTTCCCATGACCCGTGTTAAAGGTTTGTACTACCTTGCTAGTGGTAGCGCAGGGACAATCATTGTGACTCGTAACAGTGATTCTCAAATTCTTCTTGAGATTGATACCCCAGCTTTAGCGACACAGGTAAACAGCCTGTACATGGCAGCAGAGGGCATTCGGACGACATACCAGACGAATGATTTTGCTACGGTGGCGGCAACAAACGTCACTGCAACCACTCTAATTTGCGGGTGATACCGTGGCTAAGACCCCAGCATGGCAGCGAAAAGAGGGGAAAAATCCAAAAGGCGGTCTTAATGCAAAAGGCCGCGCTTCTTACAATGCGGCCAACCCAGGCAAGCCAGGACTTAAACCCCCTCAACCCGAAGGTGGTTCCCGCAAAAAGTCCTTTTGCGCCCGTATGGAAGGCATGAAGAAGAAGTTAACTTCTTCTAAAACTGCAAACGATCCCAATAGTCGAATCAATAAATCGTTAAGGGCATGGAAGTGCTAAATGGATACCGGCGTTATTGTTTGGAATTTAGTCACATCTTTCTTCGTGGCATTAGTTATGTTCATGATTAAGATGAATCATGATGAGCAAAAGCGTATCCAAATTTTGCTCAACAGAACCCGCGAGGAGATTGCTCGTGATCACATCACTCGTGCAGAAGTTCGTGCAGAT